TGTAGATCCCTGACTAGATGACGGTTGACAACCACAAACTCACCGGCGAGAGTCCGGCGCAGATACAAATTGGTCGTGTACGGTTCGAATGCCTCATTGTTTCCCATGATTTGGGCCGTCGAGGCGGTTGGCATTGGAGCCAAAAGCAGTGAATTACGAAGACCATACTTCATAATGTCATCCTTGAGCGAGTTGATGAGCTCGCCAGGATTTTGACCCCACAAGTCTGGCTGCAAAAGCCCTTGTGAGGCTGGTGATCCCTTGAATGACTCGTATGGTCCCTCTTCTTTTGCAAGCTGACATGACTCTGTAAGTGCAGCGTGATAGATGGTTTTGAAAATGTCACGGTTGAGTTCGCGAGCCTTTGGTTCATCAAACACCAAACCTAGCATCTGAAAAACATCCGCAAGTCCCTGGACTCCGATACCAATTGGACGATGGTTCATGTTGGACCGACGAGCTTGTTCGGTCGGATAAAAATTCTTGTCAATCACGCGGTTCAGATTGCGAGTCACAACCCGTGTGACGCTATGAAGCCTATCAAAGTTGAATGTACCTTCGACAAATGTCGGTAGGCAGATGGATGCCAAATTACACACAGCCGTCTCGTCTGAGCTTGTATACTGATATATTTCCTCACAAAGATTTGAACCACGAATGGTACCCAGATTCTTTTGGTTCGACTTGGCATTCGCCGCATCCTTATAGGACATGTACGGTGTTCCCGTCTCAATCTGAGATTTGAGCATTGCGTCCCACACCTGACGTGCTCGAATCACACGCTTATACCGTCCTTGGGCCACATACATTCGGTACAGTTCATTAAACTCTTCGCCATGGACATCTTGTAGACCCGGGCACTCACTCGGACACATCAGGTACCAGTCTTCATCCTTCTCCATCTTTTCCATGAAGAGATCCGGAATCCAAAGTGCCGTGAACAAGTCGCGGCAGCGCGCCTCCTCATCACCTTGGTTAAGACGCAGTTCGAGAAACTCCATAACATCAGCGTGCCACGGTTCAAGATATACGGCGATTGACCCCTTGCGTTTTCCACCCCCTTGGTTGATCCAGCGGGCCGTGGCATTGAAGACGCGTAGCATGGGAATAATTCCATCCGACTTGCCATTCGTTCCTTTGATGACCGAGCCGTTTGCTCGGACAGAACTGATCGAAAGTCCAATTCCACCCGACCACTTTGAAATATGTGCACATTGCTTCAGAGTATCATAGATTCCATCAACTGAATCACCGTCACCCGACATGGTCAATAGAAAACAGCTCGACATTTGTGGCTTTTTCGAACCGGCATTGAAAAGTGTCGGAGTTGCGTGCGTAAAATATTTTTGGGACATGAGATTGTACGTCTCGATGACACGTTTCGTATCATCGCCATGAATACCAACCGCGACGCGCATAAACATGTACTGAGGAGTCTCACCCTCATTTAGGTAGCCTCGCTGAAGAGTCTTGATACCGAAATAGCCAAAGCTGTAATCACGCGAATGATCAATCGCACCGTCAAGTTGAAGCGACACGTACTTCATAAACTCGTCACTGACGATACCTCGAATATGGAGTTGGACCATGGCGGTCGAAAAACATTTAGGCGAATTTTTGTGCATGTTGCTGACGATGATACGAGTCGCGAGCGTTTCATAGTCTGGATTTTCAGTCTGCATATGGACGGCAACCTCGGCGCTCAGTTCGTCAATCTCGCTCGTGCGAATCTCGTCATGCATGCTCGCAAAAACCTTTTGGGCCACCCTGTCTGGTTGTACATTGAGACCGTTACACAAGTGAGTGATCCGTATCACCACCTTGTCAAACAGTACCGGGACAATATCCCCGTTTCGCTTGATGACTTTCATACTCATTTGTAAGAGTCGAAGATTTTTAACTTGCTTAGGGTTCGATAATTGTAAAGTGAAGTTTCAGATCCGAAAACACATTTCGGATGCGGGCGTCACGTAAAGTCTCCATAGTGCCATCATGGTAATAGATGGTCAGTTCTTGAGTTTCGGCACTCAGTTCAAACCAACGAACATGTACAGGATTGACAACATATACGGTATCACGAATTCTGATTGCCGGGATTGGCATTTACTTGTTAACGTCCAGTCTCTTTATAATTTATTTCATACCATAAAGTAATGAGCAACAAGTTGTACTCGACTCCGCTCAGTGATGCATTCTTCTCGCCGTTCAACCGTGAATATCTCCACGGGGCAGTTGTACGAGATGTTCGAACAAAGACTGGTATGACCATTGACCGCCAGAGTGACTCGGATCTCCAGGCGCTTATGAGACGAGTATACATGCACATGATGAGTGCACCGAATGACACGTCACAGGTTTCGAAGATGAACCAGATTGTCGTACGCGAGGCGACCAAGACGATCAGCACAGGTATTCTCCAGCAGCTTTCATACATCGATTACATAACTAAGGGTGTTCAGCCCATGGAAATGCCAATCAGTACTTCAACGTACGGAAATAAAATGCCATCTAATAACAACTATGGATTCTGAAGACCAGAAAACCCAGGCACCCAAGACGTCAAACAACTTGTGGTGGATTATATTTTTGGTAGTTGTGTTGGTGATGATCGGTCTGGGTTTCCTGTATTATCGTAAGACTCATATGAACACTGGTGCAGTTCCAAGCACAAACATGGCACCGATGCCCGGTATCAATAATCGTATGGTTTCAGCAGGTCCAGCACCTCAGAACCTGAGTGCCGTTAAGATTTGATGTGTTCACCGTAATGAATGAGACCTATGGCCACTACAGCCATGAAGACGCCGATCCACTGAATAGGATGTTTAAACCGTTCACCCAGAATCAAATAAGCCGCTCCAGCGCCTATAATTGTAATCATACCTTCCCAGAGAGCCGTCACCATCAGGACATTTTTAAGTGCAAAAGCTCGGACCAAAAAGAATAGTACAGCTCCGTATCCTAAAAGTCCAAATCCGAGATGATGCACAGCCGAGTTGCCCGATTCGACAAACCATTTTAGATTGAAATTTCCAAACGTTTCTGCGCACGACATGCATAAAACCTCGAAAAGTACCATAGGTCCCCTGGTACTTCTCAAGGAAATAAACGAGTCTAGCTCTATATTGCTATGACCATGTCACTTTTATCGGATCTATTGAGTGATTTACTTCATAATGTACCGTCTGTACAGGTTCCAGAAGTGGAACTGTCTGACGAATGGAAAGAGTTTGAACAGACGCTCGCCAACTTTAAAAAGGAATATGTCGAGGCTCGAAACATTCTACGATTGAAGAATATCGAGTTTAATAAACTTTTAAACGACACGACCGTCATAAATAACGTCTCGACAGTCATCGCATCATCAGAACTCCAAGACAAGATGAAAGATTGGATCGAAGAATACAAGGCTAAACACAACTTTGAGGAGAAGAAGAATGAAACGTACAAACTGTTTGGAATTGTCAATGCGATGGAAAAGGTTCTCGTCAACACAAATGCAAAACGGTACAGTCAGTTTACATGTTCAGTCTGCATGGACAGGATGGTGGACACCTTTTTGGATCCATGTGGTCATCTAGCATGTGAACGATGTATGACAAGAGTGCTCACTTTAGAATGTCCAATATGCCGGACGCATGTTCGGCCGAAAAAGATGTACCCAACGATGGAATAGATATTACAAAAAATTAGATTTTTGGAAATGCAAATTTCATGAAGTATTCTGAGTTGACACAATTTATATCAATAATTCTATAGCGGCGTTTATACATCAGTCTCAAAAACATTACCCATAACAACATCAAGACCGTAAATGATTGGCTGGGCCGTGTACGCCTTGCCGTTGTGTGTACAAGGTTCGTGCCGAACTTCAATTTCACGAGCCGAGAATGGTCCGCCGTACATATCCTGATTAAACCTGCACCGACCGAGCACATTCTCTTGGCAGTGCTGATTGAACATCTGGACGAAAACCTTCTGAGGACAGAAGAGTTCCGGGCCGTACTGAATCTTCTCCGAGGACAGAAAGTGCTGCAAAGGATTGGTCAACATAGCCACCTGATCCTGTACCGTCTTGAAGTACTTTGGTAGAACATTCCAAATATCCTGGTCATTGTACTTTTGGGCATACTCGAGATAGGCCCGAACACACTTGCACAAAATTGCCGGAAGTTCAGCATCAAGCTTCTCATCCAGATTTGGATCCGACACGGACACCTGACGCATGAAGTTCCACGTCACCAGTCGACGCAGGACCGAACCAGAGTTGTCACGGTATCCAGGAACCTCATTACCAGCCAGAATACCTGGAACATTCCAGGTCATTGAGAGCGCCTTGTCATTCTTGCGCGCAATTGATACATCCTCACCCGAAACCATCGACTGAAACTCAGCTTGTTCGAGTGCCAGATCACCCTTCACCTCGGGTGAGATGAACATGAAACCATCATGGATTGACCATAGACCAAACTTTTTCTCAATGTTGTTTGAGAGGGTCCGAACATCCTCTGGATCGTAAAACTTTTTACAAACCTTGGTAATCAAAGTTGATTTACCTGAACGTGCAATACCCTTGAGAAACGGAATCACCTGCCAACTATCCATGTCGCCGACATCAAAGCACAAACGCCCGATGAAAACATACAACCACTTGCAAACATCCTTTGTAAACTTTTGGTAATCCATGACGAGCTGCATATTTGGAGTCGGAATATTGTACCAGTCCTCAATGTCCTCAAAGTGATTAAACTCTTGGTCAAAAAACTTGCAACTCACAATTGTCGGATCAAGTGCATCATACTCTGGTGTATCATACTTGTAAAACCGAGACGTATACGTGCCAGACTCGGACCATTCTTTGCCGACAAAAATGCCGTTACTAAACGACCACACATTTCGATTCTTTTGCACCTCCGGAAACTGCATGTCGCGACACTGTGTCATGTGACTGATTGTGTCTCGAACGATACTTCCTTTGCTCGTCAGGTTTTTCCACATGTCAAACTTGTCCTCTTTTTGGGTGTAAAAGTATACAAACTCTTTGATTTCCATGACGGGCCGCCACGCCTTGGTCAGGTGACCATCCAAAGTCTCGATTTGTTTACAGCACTGACCCTTGTACCGACGCAGCTTCATAATGTACGAGCGGTTCAGGAGGTAGAGCAGCAGGCGCTGAAAAGGACTCGCGTCCGTCTCTTCACTTTCATCCATAGTTTTGCATCGAAAAAGTGAAGAGTCCATGTCACCAGACAGTTGTGTGGTGCACGTTGGGTGGTTGATACGCTCAAACGAACGCACATACCGAAAGATGATTTCGTACGCATCATCAGCCGTCTCAATGAGACGCATCATACGAAACGCAATGCGAAATTCATCTCCATTTATATCGATCGTCGGACGATCTTTGACCCCCAGTTCATTGGAGCGGTGGTACAGCTCGGAGAAGAGGTTTACCAGGCGGCGTTTTTGTTCAAGAATACGGTCGAGATCGACATTTTGGGGCATGCCGTTCGCGTCTAGTTCATCCTCCCGGAAGAATTGGTGAAACCCATTTGTGAGTGGCGCAAACCTATCTCCCTTACAGGCCAGACCCATCTTTTCCTCGAGTTGTCCGATGAAAGCCTCAAGTCGCTCTGGGGTTAACGAATTCACTTCGGACCTCAAAACCTCCATACGAATTTTATGTGCATGTTCGGGCGTTTGTTCCTTCTCGATCGTGTGCACCTTGTCCATTGATAGTACATGTCAAGAATTTTTTATGCCACAGGCTTGGACACCAGGGCAGTAAGGATCTTTACCAAAATTACATTCTGCTTCTCGAGATGCTTGGCGATTGCATCAGTCGAATTGGCCAGGGACTCGAGCACGGAGGTGATGGTCTCACCCTCGTCGGTCGTCAGCAGGGATACGAGAGCATCCTCGCCGCCGTCAAAGTCCATCTCGTCAAGCTCCTCATCCTCAGGGACTGTGGTTACAGAAGGATCAGCCATTTGACAATAGGCAATAAATTAGGAATGCCAAATGGGCGCGTGGACTCCCAAAATTATTTTCTTGACATAATGTAAAATGGCAGGCGGTCTTATGCAGTTGGTAGCTTACGGTGCTCAGGATGTGTACCTGACTGGTACTCCCAAGGTGACTTTCTTCCAGGCGGTGTACAAGCGCCACACCAACTTTGCGATGGAGGTGATCCAGCAGACGACGAACGGTTCCCCGGCTGCCAACGGCCGTGTGTCCGTGACGATTGCCCGCAACGGTGACCTGGTTGGCAACATGCACGTGGCGCTGACCCCCATCACCACCAACCTGACCTCCAACAACACCGTGTACGACACCAACTGGGTCGCTGAGCGTGCCGTGTCCGCGGTCGAGCTGACCATCGGCGGCCAGCGCATCGACAAGCACTACCAGACCTGGTGGCGCCTGTATGCCGAGCTGTTCCTGAATGAGGCTGACAAGTACGCGTGGGGCAAGATGACCACCCTGGCCAACTCCAACATTGCCACCGCCTCTCTCCAGACTCGTGTGTACCTGCCTCTGCTGTTCTTCTTCAACCGCAACCCGGGTCTGTACCTGCCTCTGATTGCCCTGCAGTACCACGAGGTTCGCCTGGACTTTGATCTGACCCCTTACTACCCCAACTACTTCGGCACCACCAACGCCTTCGAGGTGTGGGCCAACTACATCTACCTGGACACGGAGGAGCGTCGCCGCTTCGCCCAGAAGGGTCACGAGTACCTGATTGAGCAGGTGCAGCACACCGGCGGTGACGCCCTGACTGCTGCCCAGGGCTCTGAGGGTACCGCCCAGCTGGTCCGTCTGTCCTTCAACCACCCCGTGAAGGAGCTGGTGTGGTGCTACCAGAACCCCAACATTGCGGCTGGCACCACGACTGGCCCCCAGAGCTACGGCACCAACCTGAACGGCATGTGGAACTTCTCCACCAGCACGGCCAACGTGAACGTCACGTGTAACGTGGCTTCCTATGTGGGCACGAACAACTTTGTTCTGCCACACATTGCAGCTGTGCCCCACCTGGTATCCCTGAACGCCGGCAGCACTCCAGCACTGACCAACCAGTACTTTGGTTCTCTGCTGAACGCTGCATTCACTGGCAATTGCTACTGGGTTGAGGAGGGCTCTGCAACCAACAGCGGCACGACTGTGGGTGCCGAGGTGGGTCCCCTGAACCTGTTCAAGGTGATCCTGAACGGTCAGGATCGCTTCAAGGAGCAGTCCGGCAAGTACTTTAACCAGGTGCAGCCGTTCTACCACCACACCGGTACCCC